ATTGGTATTATTGCCGCAGAAAAACTTATCGGACTATCTAAGTACACACGCATTGCACAGTGGTGCGCTCGACGTGGCACACTGCAAGAAGAACTTGCAAATGATATTGCACGTGAGATTGCTAAAGCAACAGGTGCAGAACACTTAGGTGTTTATATTCAAGCAACACACGGCTGTTGTGAGAATCGTGGCATTATGGCACATAGTTCACTTACACAAACAACTGTACTAAAAGGTGCGTTTAAAGACGACCCTGGTACAAAGAAAGAGTTTTTTGATAACATTAAACTGCAACAGGAGTTCGCATGTTAAATAAAGATCCGGGTAAAACACATTTTTATTTAAGCATGGTGAAAAGTATTATTAGATTAGGAGCATGTCTAGTTGCCGCAGCCACTGGCTCATTAGTTCTGTTTGCATTACTATTTGCTATTGCAGAATTTATTGGCATTGCAGAGGAGATATTTTAATGAAACTACGCTATAGTGAAGCATTTTACAGTGTGCAAGGCGAAGGCAAGTTTGTAGGAGTACCTAGTGTATTCCTACGTACATTTGGTTGTAACTTCCGCTGTATGAACTTTGGTACTGGCGAAACAAAGGATCGTTGGACACTTCACAAAGAAGGCATTAAACATAATGCCGAAGTTGCAGATCTAATTGCTAAAGATGTTCATAAGACTACAAAAGAATTTAACGACTTACCTATTATACATACAGGCTGCGACACTTATGCAAGTATCTATCCTGAATTTAAGCATTTTAATATGCTTAAAGAAGTAGACGAAGTTGTTGAACACTTGCTATCACTTACTCCAAATGGTAAATGGACGCAAGATAACGGTCAAGATATTCATTTGATCATGACTGGTGGTGAGCCTTTGCTTGCATGGCAGAAGCTTTATATTGATTTATTTGAGCATCCAAAGATGCAGGATTTAAAAAATGTTACATTTGAAACAAATACTACACAATCTTTACATGACGACTTCTACAACTATCTCACAGATCAAAACAGATTTGAAGTCACTTGGAGTTGTTCCCCAAAACTTAGTGTCTCAGGAGAACCTTGGGAAACTGCTATATTGCCTAATGTTGCTCGCGAGTACAGCCTTGTTGACGGCAGTGACATTTATCTTAAGTTTGTTGTGGCTACTCAAGATGACTTTGACGAAGTTACAAGAGCTGTGGACGCTTACAGAGACGCCGGGGTTCAATGTCCGGTATATCTTATGCCGCTGGGCGGACGCAGTGAAGAATACAGTCTCAATGTTAAAGACGTTGCCGAAGCGTGTATGGAAAGAGGATGGCGATTTACCCCAAGACTCCACATATCATTATTCGGAAATGCATGGGGGACCTAAGATCGTGTATAAAAATAAACAACATCAAAAGGCTATGACTGCTCCTATTACTAAAGATAAAGAGCTAGATGTAGACTTAGAAAAACGTGCCAGGGAGGCAGGACTATGACACAATGGGAAAAGATTAAACAACTTTTAGGAGTTACTCCTAAGATTGTCGAAGAACAAGAACCTGAAGTTGTAAAGACACAAGAAGATATTCGTCGAGAAGCACTAGACGCAGAAAAAGAAGCTGCTACAAAAGCTGGCGAACCTTGGGTTGCTGTTTTAGACACACAAATTAATCCAGATAACATTCGAAACGGTTTCTTTGAGCTCGACTGGAATAACGAGTTTATTGAACAGTTACTTGATGCTGGATACAAAGGCGAAACACAAGAACAAATTGTAGACGCTTGGTTTAGAACTATTGTAATGCAAATGCTAGACGAAGATGGCCAAGCTACCGATAGAAATATGGGCTACATAAATGTTGTTCCGATTGATAAAGGTAAAAGCGAAGTTTCATGATTGTAGAAAGATTAAAAAGTTTACACCCTATTACAGATATTAGCCCTCAATGGGATATTCCCATATTTCAAACTCAATGGAATGACGTAGAAAAAATTGATAAAATTAGAAATTTTTTAATTGAAATCGAACCTAGAATATTAGCTATCGAAACTCACCATGATGCTGCTACAGGATTAGGAGAAGATAGTGTTACAAGCAGATTTAGTTTATACAACCTATTTGACTTTGCAAACGAATGTCCTGAGTTAAACGATCTTTTAAATTTTTTAAGAGCTAGTTATTTAAATTTTTGTCATTTAGAACATCTAGAAGTACAAGAATTAGAAATGACATTATGGTATAATATCGTTCGTCAAGGACATGGTATTGACGAACATAAACACGGTGCAGGTCCTGATGTATATCTAAGTGGCAACATGCATTTAGATGATTATCCGCATACCACTACATATTATAGAGCTCCAATTGACGACACACAAATTTTTCCTGCTGAAAACAAAAAAGGCGGACTAACATTGTTTCCAAGCTATGTTCCGCACGGTGTTAATAAGAATGAAAAAGAGCAGTTAAGATTAAGTATTGCATTTGATTTAAGACTACCAGGCATTGAATCTTGGAAAAATAATCCAAATCTTGAGACATTTATGAACCAAGAGATTATGAATAATTTTGGTTGACAAATTAAAATATATATGCAATAATGTATATTGTAACTGATAATATAGGCAATAACATATGGCAACTTATATACTTGTAGATACTGCTAACACTTTCTTTAGAGCTCGACACGTAGTACGTGGCGACATTGATACAAAGGTAGGTATGGCATTACACATTACGCTTAGTGGTGTTAAAAAGGCATGGCAAGACTTCGACGCAGATCATGTTGTTTTCTGCTTAGAAGGACGTAGCTGGCGTAAAGACTACTACGAGCCTTATAAGCGTAACAGACAAGAAACACGAGACGCAATGACTCCGGCACAGCAAGAAGAAGATACTGTGTTTTGGGAAATCTTTGACGAGTTTAAAGACTTTGTTAGTACTAAGACTAACTGTACAGTTATGCGTCATCCGCAACTAGAAGCAGATGACTTAATTGCTGGCTGGGTGCAAGCACATCCTAATGACAATCATGTTATTATCAGTACCGACGGTGACTTTGCACAACTAATTGCTCCTAATGTACGTCAGTACAACGGTATACAAAACGTTACAATTACACACGAAGGTTACTTTGACGACAAAGGTAAGCCTGTAGTAGATAAAAAGACAGGTGAGCCTAAGGCAGCACCTAATCCTGAATATATGTTGTTTGAAAAATGTATGCGAGGTGATACAAGTGACAATGTTTTCTCCGCTTATCCGGGCGTTCGAAAGAAAGGTACAAAGAATAAAGTTGGCTTATTGGAAGCATTTGACGATAAGTCCACGAAAGGTTATAACTGGAATAATCTTATGCTACAGCGTTGGGTTGATCATAATGGTGTTGAGCACCGTGTTTTGGACGCCTACAACCGCAATGTAACACTATGTGACTTATCTGCACAGCCAGCAGAAATAAGAGAGATAATTAATAATACAGTTAAAGAAGTAGAACCTAAAGACATTACACAAGTTGGTATGCGTCTTATGAAATTCTGCGCTAAGTGGGATATGCAACGTATTGCAGATCAAGCACAACAATATTCAGTTCCTTTACAAGCGAGGTATATTAAATGACAGTAAATGCAAAAGAAGTATTAAAAGACAAGTTTTGGATTGTTGAATCTCAGGGCGAACGTGTAGGAACTCTAACCGTTAATGAAGAGAAACAATTTATGTTTACTAATACTAAAGGTACAGTATTTTTTAAAAATGCAAAACATCTTAAAAACAACTTAGGCGAAATTGATTGGGTTAAAGATAATAAAACAACAATTAACGATGCAGATAAAGAAGTATATGGCTATCCTACTAGCTGTACACCTTATAATCCGTTGTTTAATGTTCAAGCTAAGTTACCTCTTTTTACAAAAAGTGAAAAGTCTAAGAGCCTGTATTGTGCAGGATATTTTATTATTAAATTCGAAAAAGGTTGGGTTAAATCTTTTTGTCCTAAACTCATCACTGTAGAACGTTACGAAACTCGAGGTCCATTTAAAACAGATTTAGAAATGCGCCAGGAACTAAGTAAAGCAAATGCAAGGTAATTTGTTATTTGTAGGATGTAGTCATACAAACGGTTTTTGGCAAGATCCTACAACAGGCGATAAGCATATATGGGACGATAATAATTATGCACAAATTTATGCTGAATCTTTAGCAGATCAGCAGTGCTATATCTATTCTTCTTCAGGTGCGCCTAATAACAAATATCCGAGATGGATTAAACACGTTCTTAATAACCATTTAGTTTCTGGTATTGTAATTCAATCTACGTACTGGGATAGATGGATAATGGGTAATAATACAGATCTACAGTTTAGACAGCTAGATGTAGACCATTTTACTCGTACATACAAAGAAGACGAAAAATATATTTTATACGACGACTTTAATACTAAAGACTATAAAGCCATAGAGTGGAACGAAAAGGCAAAATGGGAAAGTATTGGTATGTATGATGAAGGTTATCCCGAACTAAACGGTGGATATGACTGGCCAGGCTTTGATACTAACTATATGCACATGAAGTTTCATACTGAAGTAGGTACACATCTTAAACACGAAGAATACTGTAAGGATATTGCTTTAATAGACTTTATGAGTGATGTTCCTGTATATGTATGGCGTATAAACGATCGTGTACAATTTCCTGATAATTTTAAAACTTACTCAAACTTACCTAATACTAAGGTTTTTAGGACACCAGCTAATGTATGGATCCAAGAAAACTTAAATATTAATATCGAAGACATGAAGTTAGACGAAGAACATTATACTACTGAAGTTCATGAGCTAATTGCAAAACATTTTATACCGGAGTTATTAAATGGATCCTATTAATACACAACCTATACAACAATTTATTGCTAGTGTAAAATCTGCAGATGCTAAAAATGCAAGAGAAATTAAATTAGATATACAAACATCTAAACGACTTGCGTTTGCTTTAGGAGAAGTTATGGCTAGATTAAACGGTGATTTAGAAAAACTTCTTCAACAGAAGCAAAATCAAGACGAAACTGTAGTAGTACAGTTAGGCAGCACTACTTCTGATTGGAAGTAAACTACGTAGATAACCTCTAAAAGAGATAAATATATGCGTATATTATTTAAAGGATACGCATTTATGAGCAGACCTAAACCAACGGTGCTTCTTGAAAATATCGATAAGAAGACATACAAAAGCGAACAAGTTTTAAAGTCAGAAGCCATATGGGCTGTATTTTATAGAAGTGAGCCATTTAATCTTAAAAGCTCAAATATTCTTACAAACTACCCCGGACCTAAGTATAAGAAGACAAGTTTTTCAAACCCAGGACATGCACACAATTTAGCAAAAAAACTTAACGACATGTTCAACACAGACGAGTTCGAAGTATATCGTTTAACTTCTGGAACTATAGAGTCTGAAGATTAATTTTAGTTTTATCTATAATATCTATATATTTTTGATAGTCTCTAACTATATCAGGGATGCCTATTTCTGATTTTACAATATCTATTGCATGTTGTTTATTATATATTGTAACCTCTTTCATTTGTTGATTTAGAACGTTTAAATCTTTATTTGACAACTTAGCTAATTGCTCTACAATCATATTGCATCTTTTAATATCATCTTGTTCTTTATCAAACGAATAATCAATAATACTATCGTACAATTTAAACCCCATATATTTTAGATGATTATGTATTCCTGGAAAACCGAAAACTAAAAAAGGCTTTCCAAAAATAAAATTCTTATATGTCTTTTCAGTTATAAAAGGAACATCAGTAAAAGTTTCTGTAACTAGATTAATTAAACTTTGATGCACTTCTAAGGGCAATGTTCTTAACTTAACTTCAGGGTCTTGATTATAATTATCAATTGTAACGTGTTTGTATCTCCAATACTTAGGAACGTAGTCATTAAAATGTTTATTAACATTCTTTGGGTCTTTATCGTTCCAAGAATATATGTTTGTATCTAATAAATTATATTTTTTTAAAGTGTCAAGCATTATTACTCTATGTAAATGCGGTCTAGCATTTAAACAAGTAAAAAGATATTTGATTTCTGTATCTGGTGTGTCAAATTCTTTGTTCATTGCTATCATATGATACAAAAAGAAATTAGGCCAAAGATGTAAGTTTACTTTTGATTTAAAATATGTTTTATACCACTTAGAATCATAGCCGCCCATTACCGCAGTTATCTTTTTCTTTTTTAATTCTTTTGTATTAAATCTAGTTATTTGAGCTTCTTCAGGACTTAGTATTAATATATCAGAATAACACTTACATGCTTCGCTAAGATGCATTTCTTTTTCCCAAACTTTCCAAATATACTGCATACTATACTGCCTTACATAAATATATTATATACGTAGTTAATATTTATTATGAATTGGAAAGAGACATACACTAAAGTTTTTCTAAAACAGTTAGAAAAAAGCACAGACGAAGCAACTGTACAACAGTATATGTATCTCTGGTGGCAAAACACTCGAACAAAGTCATCTGGAGGATTACGTTTAACAGAAGCTGGATACAATGTATTACAAGATATAGGCATAGAAGTCTATGATATACCATATCCGCCAGATATGATAATTACTGCACAAATAATAGTGTTTTTAGATAAGTTTATAAACTGTCCGTACTACTTAAATAATCGAAGTATTGTAGTTACTGATCAACGAAAGGCAGTAGAACTAACACTTTTTAGTGGCGATGTAAGAAAATATGGCTTAATAAAGGCCATGAAAAGACAAGAAAATTCCTAAGTTATTGTTTTAAAACAAGATCTTTCTACTAAAAACGGTTGACATTTGATGCTATTGAACGTATTATATATACATAGTTAGAAAAACAGAGGGAAATATACTATGTCAGAAGTAACTCGTACAGTTAGTCCAAACGCTGCTAAAACAAGCATTAAACTTGCAATGCAGAAAAAACGTCCTATCTTTTTATGGGGACCTCCAGGCATTGGTAAATCTGACATTGTTGAACAGATTACTAACTCTTTCGAAAACTCACATCTTATTGACATTCGACTGTCTTTGTGGGATCCAACAGATATTAAAGGCATGCCTTATTATGCCGCAAACGATAACACAATGAAATGGGCACCGCCAGTAGAACTTCCAGACGAAGAAATGGCAAAACAATTTAAACATATCGTTTTGTTCTTAGACGAAATGAACTCAGCATCGCCGGCTGTACAAGCGGCAGCTTATCAACTTATTCTTAATCGTCGAGTTGGTAGTTATAACCTTCCAGACAATGTAATGATTGTTGCGGCAGGTAACCGCGAAGCAGACAAAGGTGTTACTTACCGTATGCCTGCTCCACTTGCTAACCGCTTTGTTCACTTAGAGTTACGTGTTGACTTTGATGACTGGTTTCAGTGGGCTGCTGATAACCGTATTCATAAAGACGTACTAGGTTACATTACATTTGCTAAGAAAGACTTGTACGACTTTGATCCGAAGTCGCCAAGCCGTTCGTTTGCAACACCTCGTAGTTGGTCGTTTGTATCAGAACTACTTGAAGATGATGTTGATGAAAACACAACAACAGATCTTGTTGCAGGTTCAGTTGGCGAAGGTATTGCTGTTAAGTTTATGGCACATCGCAAAGTTGCAAGTTCTATGCCTAACCCAACAGACATTCTTGAAGGTAAAGTAAAAGAACTTAGAACGCAAGAAATTAGTGCAATGTACTCATTGACTGTATCACTATGCTACGAGCTTAAAGAAGCAGATGAAAAGAAAGATAAGTCGTTTGATGACAAAGTCAACAACTTCCTACGCTTTGCAATGGATAACTTTGACACGGAATTAGTTGTTATGGGTGTTAAACTTGCTGTTACACAATACTCACTTCCAATCGATCCCGATGAAGTAGAATGCTTTGATGAGTTTTATTCACGTTACGGTAAGTATATTAAAGCGGCAGCATAATAGGTCTTGACAAATCTATTAAATATTGCTATAATATATGTATAGTTAGGAAAGGGCAAAAGTATGTTAGATTTTATATCAGATTATGTTGTAATGCAAATGAGTACTAAAGACACTCAAACTAAATTAAAGCATTGGCAACCAGACCCAAACATTACACCAGAGCAGTTAGAAGAAATGCGTGTAGATGTTATGGATCGAATCATTACTGCTCGAATCGGTTTACTTTTGCGCCATCCTTTCTTTGGTAATATGGCAACTCGTTTGCGTATTTTAGCCGCAGATGACTGGTTAATGACCGCCGCAGTAGATGGCAGAAATCTTTATTACAATACGCAGTTCTTTAATGCAATGTCAAACAAAGAAATTGAGTTTGTTGTTGCACACGAAATACTACACATGGTATTTGATCACTTAGGACGTCGGGGTGATCGTCATCCAATGTTGTATAACATTGCCGCAGACTACAAAGTTAATAACTTGCTTGTACGAGATCGTATTGGCGAGAAACCTAAGATTGTAGACTGTTTCCAAGACTTCACATATGACTTAGATACTTCTGAAGAAATTTACGATAAACTATTTGAAGACGCTAAAAAACGTGGTGAAGAATTACAAGAACTTCTTGAGCAATTAGAAAACGAAGGCGAAATGCTCGATGAACATCTTGACAACGAAAGTGATCAAGGCGAAGAAGGCGAAGAAGGCGTCGATGCTAACGGCAACAAAATTAGCAAAAAACCTGCAAAATATACAAAAGGTGAGCTAAAACAAATCAAAGACGAAATTAAAGAAGCAATGATTAATGCGGCACAGGCAGCTGGCGCTGGTAATGTGCCTGCAGGCGTTGAACGTTTAATCAAAGAAATTACAGAGCCTAAAATGAATTGGCGTGAAATACTACGTCAGCAAATCCAAAGCACTATCAAAAGCGACTACACATTTATGCGTCCTAGCCGCAAAGGCTGGCACACTGGTGCAGTATTACCGGGTATGAATTTTGATACTACTATCGATGTTGCAATTAGTTTAGATATGAGTGGCTCAATTGGTAACGTTCAAGCACAAGACTTTTTAGGAGAAGTTAAAGGTATTATGGACGAATACAAAGACTATAATATTAAAATTTGGTGCTTTGATACTGAAGTTTATAATGAAGATGACTTTAGTGCTGACGATGGTAGAGAAATTACAGAATATGAGATTGCCGGGGGCGGCGGTACTGACTTTATGGTGAACTGGCAGTACATGAAAGACAACGACATTCAACCTAAGAAATTTATTATGTTTACAGATGGCTATGCTTGGGATAGCTGGGGCGAAGAAGATTACTGTGATACCGTATTTCTTATTCACAGTCATGCTGACAAAAATTTACAAGCACCTTTCGGAACTACTGTACACTACGATGCGGCATGAAGAACAATAAAGTAAATCCTTTAAATCTGTTTGGCTTACGTAGAGTCGATACTCCTATCGAACATTTCGAATATATTACCATGCCTAAGAAATTTAATCTTGAAGATTCTTTATGCAAATGGATAGAGTTTAATCTAAAAGGAAGATTTTATATAAACGATTCTCTCATAATCAGCGAAGACAATCAATTAGAAACATATATAAAAGTAGGATTCGAAAACCCAAAAGAGTGTGTTTATTTCACTTTGGCATGTCCTCACTTGAAATATGTGTAAATATATTAACAGCGCATTTAATTAACTACAGGAGATAATAATGAGCGAAGAAGCAAAAGCACCTGAAACAACTGAAGCACCTGCACCTGAAGCAACCGGTGCTGAGTTAACAGTCCAAGATTTGGCAGCCTTAAAACAAATTATCGACGTTGCAAGTCAACGTGGTGCATTTAAGCCAAATGAAATGACTGTTGTAGGTAATACATATGGAAAACTAGAAGCATTTCTAGGTGAAATCCAAAAACAACAGGCTGCGCAACCGGCGGAGCAACAAGGAGCATAATATGGCTATCAAACATATAGGACGCATTGCGTCTAATAAAAGAAAAGTTATTGTTGCATACAGAGTGGTTCCAAACGAACCCGAAAATGCAATCGTAGTAACTACAGAAAATTTAATGGCAGAAGAACATGACGCTTTAATAAAGTTAGTAGAATCTGATGCTGGACAAAGTGCATACGAATTAGCAGAAGCTATGGCACGTACTCGTCTGCCTGACGGAAGAAACATGTTAGCAGGATTTCATACAACTGGTAAAATGATTAAAGTTCCAACTACCAGTGTAGAAATGACGCCTGACACAAAGACAACTGTTATGCTAGACAAACTAAACGAAATCATTGCAGAGCAAAAAGGTGTAAGTGTTGCTGATTTAGCTATTAAGCCTTCAGGTACTAATGATCAACCAGCAGTAACACCAGAAGCAACTCCAGCACCAGCAGAAAATGTATATCTTGATGATGTACAAACAATAGACGAACAACCATTGTCAGACGAAGAGCTGGCTGCACAATATCGTTCGCAAGCAGATGCACTATTTAAAGAAGCAAAATCATTAAGAGAGCAAGCTGAAGCACTTGTTCCTACTAAGAAGAAAGCCCAGGCAAAGAGTAAAACAGCAGAAAGTGTCTAAAAAATCCGATAAAGGATTACCTTCAGAAGTAGTAGAACATTGGCCAGAAGTACTTGCAGATTTAGATGTGCAAGCAATCCCCTTGGATTATGTAAGTTCTGTTATTGTTGCATTTAATGACGGTAAGGTCTGGGATATCGATCTTAATAAAACTAAAGAAAATAGCCCAGACGAACCGTTAGAAGATATCCTAGAAGACTTATTCAAAGAATACGAAGACTATATTACTAATATAGACTTCCGTCTTGACACACCTCGATTAAAAAAAGATATACAACAGAGAACAAGAAAGTTCCTAAAGAAAAGGAAGTAGCTTTCTGACATCTGGCATAAATACATATAATAAAATGATTCCAGGAGTTAAATAAACATGGCTTTACTAGTAAGACGTGGTCCAGATGCAGATAGATTGATTGTAACACCGTTACAAGGTGAACTGATATACACAACAGATACTAAAAAGTTGTTTGTCGGTGACGGTGCTACAGTTGGAGGTGTACTGGTAGGACCAACAGATGCAGATGCTTTTACAGAAGTTGTCGGTGATACATCTCCACAATTGGGTGGCAACTTAGACCTAAATAACAATAACATTGTCGGCGTAGGTAATATTAATATTGATGGTACTATTACTGCAACAGGTACAATTAACTTAGGTGACGAAGATGCAGATGTAGTCAATGTAGCTGGTGTGATTAACTCCTCACTTAGACCAGCACTAGACGGACAATTCAACTTAGGGTCTACTAACAGAAGATGGAATGCTATATTTGCAGAAGGCGGCGAAATTTCAGGACAATTTACTGCTGATTCTATTTCTACCTCACAAATTGTTAGTACAGACAGTACAATAATTTACGATTCGTTAACTGATACATTAAGTGCAACAATTATTAGTGCTACTGGTTCTATACAAGGTAATCTTGTTGGAGATGTTACAGGCGATGTACAAGGTGATATTGCATCAACAGGAACATCAACATTTACACAACTTGAAGCAGATAGTGCTACGATTTCAGGCGGTACACTAGATGGTGTAGTTATTGGTAGCGATACCAATATCCCAGCTGCTGACATTACTGGTAGAGATATTACTGCAAACGGTGCATTTTACGGAAACACTAACGGAACACACTTTGGTAGAGTAGTAGGCGATGTTTACGGTTCTATACAAGGAACAGTATTCGGAGGTGATTCGTCTATAATTATTGATGATACATCAAGTACTATTGTTGGACGTATTAACAATGAAGAAATAACTACAAGTGTTTTTTCCGGAAGTACAATATTATTACAAGGTGATAACAGAGACGGTGAAAAAGCAGGCATAAGAATAATTACAGACGGCAGTGCTGATGATGCATATGCATTGTTTAATATCGAAGGCTTTAATGATAGTGATGTTGGACAACAGCTAATACTTCAAAGATCAAGAGGAACACAAGGTTCTCCAGCTGCATTACAAGCAGACGACGAAGTAGTTACACTTTCGTGGTTTGGTGCTGACGCAAATGGCGCATCAGCGGGTGTAGCAGCAATGAGTGCCCAGGTAGACGACACTCCATTAGCAGGCGGTATTCCAGGAAGACTTATCTTTGGTGTTGGAGACGGAACAGGTAACGTTGTTCCAGGTATAGTTGTTAATTCAGCACAGCAAACAAATTTCTTTGGCGCAGCAACTTTATTTACATATGCTGATCCAACAGCAAGAGATGCAGCTATTACTGCACCAGCAGCTGGAATGATGATTTATCTTGCTTCAACTAATAAAGCACAGTGTTATGATGGCACTACTTGGCAAGATCTATTTTAACTAATACATCTTTAAATTTTTGAGGTTTAAACCCGGGGTAATGTTTTTTAAGTAAACTTACATCCGGGTTTCTTCTTTTTACACTTCCAGTAAGTCCTTCTTTAATAATCCAAGGTACATTTAACTTGCCTAAAGATTCTGCAATAATATTTGCAGCATCTAATATTTGTATTTCTTCATCAGAACCTACATTAATGACTTCGTTCGAAACATCTTTTAAATTAATTACAGCGTCAACAGCATCTTCGACATAACAAAAACTACGAGTTTCATTTGCACCAATAAGTTCATAATTGTCATTCTTAATCTTTTCTGCAATGTCTGCAACAAAATGTCCACTAAAACTATGTTCACTGTATACGTTAAAGAATCTTACTATAAGATTATCTATAGAGCTATTAGCAAGATAGTTTTCACCTACGAGTTTGCCTAGTCTATAACTCCATCTAGGGTTTTGTATATTGCGTATTGTAACGTCTGTTTCTTCTACTGTAGGATAAGTGTCTGTACCTGCTACAACTTCGCTAGACGAAGCGTATATTAGCTTACAGCTAGTGTTTAACTCTGCAAATTTAAATATAGAAAAGTCTGCACGTATATTATTTTCTATAAGTTTATTAGGTATTTCGTAGAAATACTTTGTACCATTTATGTTTCCCATATGAAAGATGTAATCAAAGTCATTGGCTACGTAAGATACATATGTATTAATATCTTCTTTTATAAATTCATTACACTTAGGTATAGCCGTAGATCTAAACCCATTATCTAGTGCAACAACATAAAAATCTTTTATAAGTTGCTTGCATAGTTCTCTGCCAATTAGTCCGCTGGCGCCTGTTACTAGAACTTTTCTTTCCATCCCTTGTTCAACTCTCTAATGTGCTTAAACCAATTTTGATCTATATTGTGTTTATCTAATGTTTCGATAAGAAAGTCTAAGTCTTTGGGCAAGCATTTGCCGCCGAAACCTCTTGTACCGTCATGTCCTGGTACTTCCATGTATGTTTGATCTTGTTGTATTTTAAAAAACATATCTTTTACGACATTATAATCTGCACCCACGCTTTCAGATAAATCATAAAATACGTTTGCAAATGCAATACGCATTATAGCAAAGTTATTAGCAAACATCTTTACTAGCTCTGCTTCGTTAGTACAACACTCGTGTATTTCTTCTTCCAGTAGCCAGTCTGGTAAAAAGTTCGCAACGTCACAGCCTACAACTAAAGGACGTTTTAAACAATCTGTATCCCAATAGCGTTCACGTAAAAATTCTGGAATATAGATAATAGGTCCTACTTCTACTTGTATTTTATCACATGCACCCAAAGGCAATGTACTGCGTATAACAATTTGCACATCGGGATTGTGTTCTTGTAGGTCTTTAATCTCGTCAATAATAATATTAATATCTTTATCTGTAATTGTAGGAATACATATAAAAACAGTGTCTGCTTCGTAGATAATACTTTTATCTACATCAAACATAGTATCGTACACTATGCACTTTTCATCTTTTAGCAAACCTTTGTGTGTTGCTTTGCCTACATATCCGTAGCCTAAGATTCCAAATTTCATTCAAACGTACTCACTTGACAAGTATGAAACGGAACATTGCTTGCATTTACTCCGTAATGCATTTCATGTCCTGTAAATTTCCACACATCACCAGCTCTCCAGTGTGTGATGTTTTTCTTTTCAAAACCTACATAATGTCCAAATACCCAGTCTTCTAAAAAAATTAAATAACGAAAACAGTCATCTAATTCTACATTATGCTCCTGTCGTAGCGTATAAAAGGTATCTTTATGCGTAGGTAGTATTACATTAGGTAGTATATTAGTCCAGCTTACAGACGCTTGTACAGCGTCTAAGGCGCCTTTAAATTCATCGGCACAGGATAGTTCTTCATTAAAACTTTGTAACAAATGATCTTTATTGTAATATTCTCTATCTAAATGATCAAAGTTTTTGGCAACAAATGGAACAACTCTAGCATACTTGTGGCTGGCTAATTCTTGTTTCCAAAAGTTTTTTATTGTCTTTACGTATTCCGGCATTATTTTGTCTTTCCACTTTTAGGATGCTAAATCCGTTTCTATTTTTATAAAACAGTTTATCTTTAAAGTCTTTATCATCTACCCAAGTTAACTTATTTTTAAATGTATACGACACATCTTCTTTAATTAATGTAGCACCTTCATTACAAACTTCATTTATATTATAGCTGAAATCTCCGGATATGTCAACAACTCTTTCTTTGTTAACAAGATACAGTTCAGAAAATTTAAGTACTTCTTCCACTAGATCGTTTGGTAAGTCTTTTAGATATTCTCTAGCCCATGTTTGTATAGTATCAAGTACTCGCTCTCTATTTTTGTGCCATTCGATTTGATTTAGTACAACAATCACATTATCGTTATCAAATACAACATCACTTTCTGTATTCCAGAAAAAGTCTTTTAATTGATGCTCTTGTTGCTCATATAGCATATTCAAGAACTCATCTTTTTTAATGCAATTTTCAAGCAAGTCTTCATAAAAGTCTAAGTAAGAAATACCTAAGTGATTACGTGCAAATTTTGCTATTCCTTGTGTCCACGCATAATGATGGAAATGTAACACATTCCATGCCCACATCCAACTATCAATATAGTCTTGCCTTGACATAAACTCACTAGCAATAACATAATTGTGCATTTCAGGAATACGTGATATTTGATTAGGCATTACAACTGTAAACTTAAACACTTCGTAATTAAACTCTGTTACTTGTTTTGCAAATCTACTGTTCTTTAAAACTTCTAAAGGATGCACATCAATAAAGAAATGACATCCTGCTTCTATAGCAGCACATAATCCTTCGCGCCAAGTTTGTCTTGTTTCAAAAGGTAATCCTAAAATAAATTCAGTATAGTATGCAACATCTTGCTTGTCACATTCTGCATACATATCTGCTAGTTTAGACATTTCCATATTTTTACGTTCAATAGACTCAAGAGTTTCTTCATTCATACTTTGAACACTTAGCGTAAATCCTTTATTAAGATTTACTTCTTCGAGTATTTTTGCAAGTCCAATCATTTTTGCTGCACTGTTTTTGTACCATGTAGCACTTACATTGTGCGGATAGTCTGTTTCTTTTTTCTTTTTGACTATGTAATCAACTATTTCTTTGTCTCTGTCATAGAATACACCAAAATTAGCATCTGCAATATGTACATATTCGATACCGTTATTAACAATCCAGTCCCATTCTCTGTAAACCTTTGTAAGATCAAATTGTTTAATTTTTGATTGCGTTAAACTTCCCCAATCACAAAAACTACACTTAAAAGGACAACCTCTATTTGTCTCTAAACAAGTTGCCCATTTGATGCCCGGATTGTCATCTACCACTTTTTGTAAAATATCTCCGTCAACAAAAGGACTAGGCAACCCAGCTGGATCTACTCTTTTTACAATTTGATAAATCGGACGTAGATCATCTTTTAAATAATCGTTTAGCAAATGATGCAGACTTACTTCACCTTCATTAATTACAATACTGTCTACAAAAGGATTTGCCATTGTAAAGTTAAACCCTATTTCATCAACCTGCGGACCACCGAATATAATTATACATTCGGGCCATTTATTTTTGATGCGCTTTGCTAATTCTAAATTATAGTTATCATTCCACAAGTAGTGACTAAACAAGCATAACTCAGGATTATCTAATCTAGCTAATACATCTTCAAATTCTTCACGCATAAAAATGCATTCTTGTACTTCAAAGTTATCTTGTATTTCTTTAAACTGATTTACATATGTCCATACAGACGCAACGCTATACGGAAGCCACAGACTAGTATATTGTCCGTGACCCATTTGGTAGTTCACTTGAAATAGGTATACTCGTTTTTTCATTATGGTAGTTTAAAATCCTTAAGACCAGTAAGTTCTATAAGTTCGTGTGTTTGTTGTTTATATTTTTCTGCATATTCAGGAAAGTGATTGTACGGATACCACGGACTATCTAGTAAATTAGAAGGATCATATTGTATTCTATATGCTAATCTGTTAGGATGTCCTGGATCTTTACGTCTATGTAATGTAACACTATTGTCAAATAAACATAAGTCGCTGTCTGATTCATATTTGTGGTCATAAACATATTTTTCTGTAAACAATGCTTCATCGATAATTTTAAAAATCTTATCTGATTCTTGTTTACTCATTCCTTTTATACCTGTTGCAGTATTTGTAGTATAATGTAATCCTTTATTACCTCCTGGACTTGTTAGTACCATAGGAACTTCTGCGCCATCAAATTGACAAAATTCCATTCTAAGAACATGAGCTAAATTAGGATCAGTAAGTTCTCTGTCGTTGATGCCGCCTGGAATATATTCGTGAATTATAACCATTTCGTCTAACTCACTACGGAAACTTTCACTAAATGAATGATATAAATCAACGCTTTGTACAAATCCGGTACTACTGCCTTTCATGTGTTGAAAACCTAATAATGCTACTTCAGGAGCAAAAGTTAATTCGCTCGACTCATTACTATGCCAAAGCAACTCACCATCAGAAAACGCACCTAGTGAATTACCGTCAGCATCTTTTTCTCCACTAACACGAGTAAGAAAGTTTCCACCTTCTGTCTTATCAACAAAATGTCTTTTAAAAATTAAATATTTTCTATCTTCTTCACTTACATTAAATTTGTCAAAAGCACCTTCATCTTTTGGATCAAAATCTTCTCCATATTTCATTTTAAAATGTGCTCTTGAATTACGTGTTCCTTTTCCCGGCCCCCATTGTCTTATTCTATCTACGTAGTCATCTCTAGAAATTTTTACATTTCTAAGTATTGTTACTAAACCTTTTAAATGTAATTTACCAATTTCAAACCATTCTTCTCGAGACAAATTATCAAAGTCAACATCGTCAATATAATGCCCAAATGACCCAAGCCCTGGTATTTCAGTTACCTTCAATTCGTTCTCCTTTACTGCTAATATTAATGTATTTAATCATCTCTACAGTAAAAAAGACTAGTCCTGGTTAAATATGTAATAATGATTATATTACCGGAACTTAGTTTGTACATCAGTCATACATGCGACATTGGCTGTGATAGTTGTTTTACCTACAATAACTTAAATTGGGGCGGACATTTTAAGCCACATGAAGATTTGTATAAATTAAAAGACAAAGTTTACTTTGACTGGATAACAATCTTAGGTGGTGAGCCTACTACTAATCCGTATCTGAATGATTGGATGAAACAAGTAGAAACTGTTTGGCCTAATCATGATAATAAATGGATAGTTACGAATGGAAGAAACTTGGACAGAATTCCCAGTGACTGGCCAGAAAGAAATTGGCGTTTAGAAATATCTGCACATTCACCTAAAGATTTGAGTTGTACACTTGCTTGGTTTAATAACAATTTTCCTAAGATTACGTGGAAAAAGTATTTTGACGATTCACACGAAGACGCAGTATGGCATTACGAACTTTCACTAGATGGAAAGTATATGGGGAAAATAAGCGAGTCTTGGTTGTTTTATAAAGAGAGCTTAATTGCAAAACCAGGACAGAAACTTACTTGGGATAAACTTTATGATCCAAAAGAATCACATAAAAAATGTATTGCTTCAGAATGTATGTACTTCTTAGAAGGAAGATTTTATAGATGTGCTAGACAAGCAATATTGCCACAATTATCAAAAACTTTTCAGATAGACGGAAAGTACAAAGATTTAGCAAGTGCAGATTTAGGTTGTACAATTGACGAATTTAACGAGTGGGTTAAAACTAGATTAGAGCCACAATCACAATGTGCTTTTTGTCCATGGGCTGAAAAAATTACACTTCCAGAAGTTTCTAAAACTAAAAAGATTAAAGTACTAACACTTTCTGACAGCAATTCTAATTGACACCCACCAGTCGTCTGTCCAGTTCCAAGCACTATGAGGAATTTGTGTATCAAAGATAATAGTATTTTTATGATTGTAAACAGTTTTTCCTACTTTAACTCCAACTTTATCTGCATCGTAACTAGGAACAAACAATCCTATATACACACTAAGCCAATCTATTTCTGCATACGGTTCTAATTCTACAGTATCAACATGTGGATATAATTGAGACTGTGGCCCAAACCCGATTATGTTTGCATCAATAAATTCTGGTATTGTTTTTAATAATTTATAAGTTTTTGGAAATAGCGTGTCGTCTACAACTATAAAATTTAAATTAATATCATTACGATCACGCGGATGGATATCCGTTAAGTCTGGGCTATCGTCAACTTCAATTACATTTGTAAAATGCTGTAATAAGTTTTCGATAGACTTTGCCTCTTGTGTAGCAATCTGTTGTATATTATGATAAATGGTTGAGGACATATTCTTTGTTTGGTATATTTGTAGCGTTAATAATTGTTTTTACTTCTTCTTTGTCACTATAATTTTTAACATCTAGATGTAAAGGATAAGTTAATATATTTAATTCCCAATCAACATTTAAGGTTTTTACAAAACTTTCTAACTCGGGCATTCCGTGCCAGTTGTTTAAATGTAACACACTATTAATACTCATCGAAAAATTATTATCTTTTACTTGTTCAATAAAGTTTAATACATCGATCCATTTTGTTCCGCTACGAACTTTTTCATTTAGCTCTTTATATCCATCAATACTAACAATAAAATGTACATTTTTGAACTGTTTTAATAAACTTATAAGTTGCTCAGATAACATAAATGTTGCGTTAGTGTTATAAGTTATTTCAACTTTGCTAGGATCTTTTACTAAATTTAAAAACTTTTCGTGGCGTGAAGTCATTAACGGTTCACCACCTAAAAATACTACTTTTTTTATTGTATCTGGAACTGAAGTAATTTCATCAATACTTGTATAATGTAGACTTTTAGGCGCATCAGGATTGAGTTTTTTACTCCACGCACTACTAAACTCTCCCCAACAACCGTCACAGGTTAGATTACATATATTGTCAAACCCAATTTCTAAATATTCTAACCCTACTGTATCAGTATCATATGCTTCGTTAAATTTTTGTCGTAAACTTTTTCTTCCTTTGTGTTCTTCGTACATACACTTAGCACACTCAGGCATTTTAGATACATCAGTATTCCTAAGTTCTTCGTATACATCTGATATAAGAATATCCTCCAAACTACCTTTAAAGGTGTCAACAGGCTTTTTAAAACGACAACAAGGAAATACTCTGTTATCGCCTCTTACATTAGTATGCTTCCAAAATGCAGAACATTTCTTCACGTTGCGCCGCCACCTCCATAAACTCTATCTCTACCTTCAATACGTTCTGGCAAAAACTCTTCAGGAACAGGTATAATAATATCCGAATAACCGATTCTGTTAACAATAAATTTTTCTAATTGCCACCAATCGATTCCTAAGTCATCGTGCCAATGACGCCACATTTTTTTCTGGTATTCATTTTTTTGCAGTATTAAGTTATAATTGTATTCTACATCTTCACGAATTTTTTCATCATGCTCTCTATGTGTTAGTAGATATTTTGTATTTTCTACTACTGCCGCCATACGTTCTTCGTCATCTTCTATCATTCCGTAATCAGGTATTGGCAAATATTCTTTGAATGTTTTATAACCTAATCTTTCTAAATACTCCCATTGTCCGGGCCAACCTGCAAGTATAAAAGGACGTCTATGCATAATAGGACGCCATATCTTTTCTGTTAAAAATTGATAATTACCAGTGCCCCAATAATTAGGACCTTCTGCTACTACGTCAAACAAACAATTTTCGTAAACACCAATATCAATTAGCGTAGGATTATGAACCCACTCAGTATCTCTAACTGTATACCAAGGCTCGTCAAATTCTTCTGTAGTATAATTTCCATACCAAGGCATACAAGTTAAGTATCTATCGTCAAATCTTTTTTCACAATCTTTAAGAAACTTTTCATACTTTTCGTCTGTCCAATCTGGAAAAGTTTCTCGCATATAGTCTCTGCACCACTGCTGATCCAATGGTGCCCAAGGTGGAAAGAAACTCCACTCAAGATCCTTACCTACCATACCTTCATCGTAAAATCTAGCAAGCAATCCAATTCGATTGCAGCGATCAGGCATACCACCTAGCATCAATGCTCTAGTCTGTGAAGTATCCCAAGACTGAGGCAGTCGATCCATCAAGTTTCTGTATGCATTAAATGTGATTCTAAATACATTGTCAAAAAAGTAATGTGGCACAGGCAAGCCTTCAAAGTCTTCGCCGTGGCCGCTTGCAAGTCTCATATCAGTTATTCCAACAGATTCAGCATAATCTTTTAATTCTTGAATATAATCAATAAATGCCTGTTTGTCTTTAATAGGCAAAAACCCGTCTAAAAATAAAATGCCTAAAACTGTATTACATCCTTCGGCTGCTGCTTGATCTAAATCTCTTTTAACCAATGCTTCCCTAACAGGTGCAAAAGTTTCATCGTCGAAATAGTTGTAGTCACACATCCATTCCATAATAATAATTTTACCTTTTTTCATTTTATTTCCTCGTAATGTATTTTTGATAGGCGTGGATCATTTTTTCTATTTAAAATTTTTGGATTCTTAGGACACATTCCACAATAACTTTCTGCTTTACGATTAAAGAAATCTTCTAATTCTTTATCTGTACAATTTGGTGTAATTGGTTTGTAAGTTAAATAATGATCCCATTTATCTGACAAATTATACATTTGTCCTGTCATCGGTAAGTATGCAAGCGGTGCGCATTTGTAAATATTGCCTTCATGTATTTGAAAACAATCTTGTCCTGTTACACAATTATTCCAACTTTCTTCTGGGTTATTATCTTCAAAAGGTTCCATGCTATTGCCAAACCCTTTGTACATCTCAAACCACACAACGTCTGATTTCCAAAAGTCTACATTAATATTATATTTCTCTTTCCATTCTAATGCAATACTTTCTATGCTTTTCCAAAGCTCATTATACTCAGTGTTTGTTCCATGCTTTGATATTTTTAAACCACAATTATTGTCACTAAGCACTTTAGGCAAATCAGGATACTTATATAATAGCACACCATTAGTGGTTATGTCAAGTCTTTCTAAATAAGGATCGTCCCATTTGTTTCTTGTTAGTTCTACAATATCTACAATACGTTTGTTCAATAGCGGCTCACCACCTAATATATCTATAGTTTTTGGAGCAAGTCTAGGCGCCCAAGTATTATACCAATCTTTTATATCTTCAAAACTTATAGGAGTAGTTGGACCCATATTAGAAAAATGGCAGCACCCTTCGCACGTAAAATTACAAGCGTGAGCAACATGCCACTCTAAATGTGGAATTTTTAGCTTAACCATATACATACTTATCAGTAATATACGCACATAAATATGTTTATGAATGCCTTGGAATTCTATAACGCAAACAAAGATTTTAACGCAACACTTCCAGAAGCACCTCGATATTGTTCAACTAATTACGATATTGCTAGTTGGTTGTTGAACAGAAGCGACTTTGCTTGGCTAGAATTAGATATAGACATTCCGCACAAGCTGTGGGAAAGCGAAACTCGATTTGCTGAATATGTAGATCATAGAGGTAGTGAACATCCTGGCTGGAGGAGTTCTTGTATACACGGAATTGATGTAGACAAAACAGGAGCATGGACTAATTACGGAGACTGGAAAGACGAATCAGAAGTGCCGTACAAATGGACAAGTCTAAGTGAAAAAACGCCCCATATAAAAAAGTTTTGGGAAGACTTTCCGTATCAAACATATAGACGTATTAGATTTATGCAACTAGAAGGACGAGGAGAAATATCTCCTCATAGTGATGCTCCAGGGCGACTACCAGGAGAGCAAGGCATAGATATGTTGGACTTTGGTGTACCTATTAATGTAGCAATTACACATCCCCCTATGTGTAAAATGACGTTAGAAGGAGAGGGCATAGTTCCGTTTTTAGCCGGAAAGGCATTTATAATAAATATTCGTAAATATCATAGTGTAATAAATCAAAGTATGCACCCACGCACACATTTAATTGCACATGGTATACCTGGCAATAGAAAGTATGATTTTATAGATTTAGTAGCTAATAGCTACAGGAAACAGTATGAAAAGAGAAATTAAAATACTTGACATATTTTATGGAAACAAGTGCAACTTAGCTTGTAGTCAATGCGACACAAGGAGTGATCATGTAAGAGGCACTTCTGACGATCCTGAATTAGAAGGTATAAAAGAAAGTATAAGACTAGCTCACGAAAAATTTAATGTAGACATCTGGGGAGTACTAGGTGGTGAACCTTTATTATATATTGATAAGTGTAAGGCAATATTAGACTATCTTAGATCATTGGAACCTGATTCAAAAATAATTTTTCCTACAAACGGCATGTTACTAAGTAAAAATCTAGATTTAGTAGCAGACTTAGCTAAACAATATAACATGTGTATACAAGTATGCGATCATACTTCTGCATTTAACGATAAAAGTTATTCTAACAGAATTATACAGGCTACATTAGACTTAGCTGATAAACTTGATTTAGAAGAAAGTACTGCCGAAGAATGGTGGAGAAAAATTATCAGCAGAGAAGATGGTGGTCCCGAATGGCGACAATGGTTAGACACTACTAATTTTACTCCTGACGACTTAGACGGTAATGACAGAGCTTGGATGGGAGATCACGGATACGGTGTGTATTACATTCAGTCAGACTATTTTAGTACTATTACAAAATTTGTAGACGGAAAGCCAAAACCTTATGACGAAGGCGATCCGAAATCTTCTTACTGGAACAGTTGCCCTAGTAATTTTTGTGCTTTGCTTAGAGACGGCAGAATTTATAAGTGTGCAGCTTTAGGTACACTTGAAACATTTTTGGCAAGACACGGATCTTTAGATGATCCAGATTGGCAAAAGTATTTAAAATATAAAGGATTAGACTTAGCTAATTGTACAGACGAAGAAATTGATAAATTTATGTCTAACATATATTGTCATATAGACGAATGCAGTATGTGTCCTAAAAATAATGTTGAGGTTATTAAAAACGAACTTAACGTTTTACCAAAAAATAAAGAATTTATACGTATTCTGTAACTTGTAAAACTACCCTCGGAGTATGCCCTATGTTAGCTGCTCCGTGCATATCTGTACTTTTATCGTAAGTAAAAACATCAAATGCTTTATAGTCAGTCATTAAGTGTTTCTTATATATAAAAATATGTCCTGGTTCGTAATCTTGTAACGGAATCCAATAACGTTTACAAGGACTTTCGTGTGTGTGCGGATCACTGTGCATTGGCATAAACTGTCCTGGATATAGTTTAGTAATCCACCAATGATAATTATTTTCTAAAGGTAGTACTACAGGACCTAAGTTTTCTTGTTCATAAACCCACCAGTGTACAGCCGATAAATCGTAACCTGCTTCTTCAGCACGTTTGTATTCATCACTCTCAACTGCAAATGCTGGAGGCCAATCTCTAGGCCGGGCCTGTCCTTCGGTATCTAATACACGTTGCCTAAGTAAAGGATGAATATTGTATTTCCAATTATTTACATACTTCATTTATTAATCCTTTCACTTTTTCAAACACAATATCATTTAATTCTTGTCCAGGTAAATGATTCATTGCTAGATAATTTTTATTTGTTTCTCTCGGTCCTTCGTGATAATTAGGTATTACACTTTCTGCAATTTTAACTAAAGGAGTTTTTAATGTAATATTATTATTCCAATTATAAACATTTTCAAAACTCCATAAATGTATAAATTTTTTGTTTTGAATATTTTTTAAAATTACATTATCAAAATAGTATAATGAAGAAAGATATTCTAAATCATTTTTTTCTTCATCAAATAAATCTTTATAGTAAAGTTCTGCTGCTTTCCATTGCTTCTTGTATAAACCATTACTATAATTTATATTTAAAAATTTGTTTTTTGTATTTGAATACTCTAACGCTTCTTGTCTGCGTATATGCCTAATTTTTCTATGAAAAAATCTGTTTTTATCAGGCCAAGTAAAAATACAAATATCAGGCAAGTTGTCTTTGTTTGGCAAGAACTGATTTAAGATGATGTCCCAGTGCGAACAGCCTCCTCTACTTTTTATTGATATTTTTGTTTTAAACTCTTTTTCTAAGAGGTGTATATAAGTTTTATAGCCATCTGCAATCTGAATAATCTTATTGTTTTCGTGGCTAAAGCTATCGCCAAAAAACCCGATATTCATTAGTAATTCTCTAAATGACTTATGCCTAACACTTTTCTAAATTCAGGAGTAAATTTACAATCGACTCTTAATCCGTATTCTACTTCAGCACTACTTTCTCCGCCGTGCCAATCTTGATCATTCCAAAACGCTGCATTACAATTCAAGTAATGTTTATTTTCGCTTTCAGGATCCCAAATATAAAATCCTCTTTTTGTGCGATAGCGTATATGTATAAATTCATTATTGTGCGGACTATATTGCTTATCATCCATTACTCCGTTATTTGCATCTAAGTCTCTATGTTCAAATGCTCTACCGTTGTGATCACAGTGGAAAAATATTACCCTTCCGATTTGGCTAATGATACCTTCTTCTTGGAGGCTTTCAACCCACTTAACGACACCCGGAAAGAAAATCGCTTCTTCAGTCTTTTGACGTTCAGCGTTCCTTTCATTCCAATCTCCTTCATTCCATAAAAAATAATATATGTATGGGTCATTTGCACCCATAGTTGTTTTTAAATATCTTGTAAAAATGTTTCGTTGCCTATAGTCGCCAAAGTCTGTTGGTAATATTTTATTGCCTTCTACCTTAATAGGGTGGTCGTCTGGCAATGACTGATAGTCATCCCACGCTTGATAAATCGGTTTCCAATTTAAAATATAAGAAGCGTCCTTCCAGTCAAAGCCAGGAGCCATCCACGTTCCTTCTTTTGCATAATCTCTTGCTAATGCAAAACCTTTGCAAATTTCTGGATGCAGATTCCTAAAACCCTTTATGTCTAAATAAGGATCTAAGTTAATGTATGGTTTGCCACCAATTCCTCTAATCATACATATACTTACCAGATAAGTATTTGCATGAACGGGAATTATGAATATTATTACAACAACGTTCCTGGCAAAGGGTTATGTAGAAATAATCTAATTTATACTAGCTTAATTTCAAAAAACGGACTTTTTTGTCAATGGTACTACAACGACGAAAATTATCACGGTGGGCATAATCAAGTTGTTGACCCGTCGTTGATGGATGAAAAATTTGAACGTGAGGTTAAATTTTTAAGGATAATGAAAACACACTATCCTGAACATATTCCTAAGTTTAGTATCGACGAAAAGGAACGAAAAGTTTATTTAGAAATAGATGGACCTGATATGTGGGAACTTGCCGGCTGTGTAGGAACAGACTACTCACAGGTATTGCCTGACTGGGATAAACAGATGCTCGAAATACTACAAGCACACAAAGACTTAGGATTAACCAAATACAGTTTGCATCCGTCAAGTTACTTTATTATAAACGGTAAACTTAAAAGTATGAATTATTTCTTTACTTATGATCAAGCTGATAATGATATAAGTTTGCGTAGTGTAATGAGTCATATTAGTGAAGATAGACAAGCAGACTTATTTCCTAAAATGGCTTCTATGGGCATTGATGTAGAAGCACCTACACCGCATAAAGAAATACAACTACTAGCATTTGAAAGTTTTAAAACAAACTTTCGAGACGATGTTATGGAAGCTGCTAAAGAGATTTATAAATGAAACACTGTCCACTAACTTATAATAGTGTAGTATTATTACCAGACGACGGTGACAATCATGATATTTTACCATGTTGTTTGTATCGAGGTAATATTAGATTAAAAACTGACGATATTGAAAACGAGTATTTACACGGAGAAATGGATACTTTACGAAAGCGTTTAGATAGTGGAGAACGTGTTGACGAATGTCACGAATGTTGGGTTAAAGAAGATGTTGGTGTGAAATCAATGCGTCAAAAATCAATCGAACATTATGGAGTACTTACTGAACCAAAATTAACATTTATGGAATTTGAATTAGACAATACGTGTAATCTAAAATGTAATATTTGTTCATCAGGAAGAAGCACAGCATGGATTAAAGAAGAAATAAATTTGTTTGGTCGTGCTTCGTCTCCTGCATACAATACTACTCTATATAAAAATGTTGACTTTTCAAAATTAGATACTATAAAGTTAATTGGCGGAGAACCATTACTTAGTAAAAATATTACAGATATATGTAACAGAGTTAAAGAATCAGGCGAACTCGAAAATTTAAAGGTAGTGGGCTCAACTAATGGAACACTTATTCCTAACGGAGTAGTTGAAGATGTTTTCTTAAACTGTAAATATCTTGATTTAAATATAAGCATCGATGCTGTTGAAGGATTGTTTGAATTTATTCGAATTGGTGCAGAATGGAATAAAGTTAAAGAAAATTTAAAATACTTTCATGATCTGTACGACAACAGAAAAGGAGAAACTAACATTGTAATACATTGTGTAGTAACTCCTTATAACGTAAATTACTTGCATTTACTTGATAAATTTTTAGACGAAAACTTTCCAAAATTTACTAGAAGTAAAGATGCATTAATTACTCCTGATTTTATGTCGTTAATTGCGATGCCCACTGACTATAAAGAATATGTAAAATCTTATTTGTTAGAATATGGCTATAATGATTTACTAGGTTATATGGAGCAAGACAGTAAAAACTTGTTCAACTATTTTGTTGCTTGGCATAAAAAATTATTAAAAGTAACAAACGCAGACTTTGAAAAATTAAATCCAAAACTAAACGAACTTATAAACAATTACGATTATATTCCTGTTGTTGACGAGCTGCTATTACAAAAGAAGGAAGCATTCTAATGTATAAAACTGTTGAATGGCACGAAGGTTTAGACTTAACTAATTTTTATAACGAAGCAAGTCGTCGAGGGTTTGTTAATAACTCTAGTCAAAAAGCAATGATAGATTGCTTTCGTAATGAACGTGAATGGAATGCTTGGATACTTTACAATAACAATAATGCTGTAGGTAGTGTTGCTGCACACTCTTTTGATGATGTTATGCCAGGCGGATATCGCATACTAACTCGTGTGTGTACGTTTGCAGAAGAACGAAAGGGCGCAGGATTAATTACTCCTAAACGTCTTGTAGCAGAACATCAAAATTTAACAGACCAATTTTTGCTGCCGCAGTGCATAGAATGGGTTGCAGGACGTGGACGAATGTTTGCTACATCAAATGCTAGTAAAGAAGCAAGTCAACGCCTTGTGCATAGCTATTACTTTCCTACACTTGCTAAACTAGGTATTGTATCTAAAATTAAAGATGTACACTATAGACACACAGATCAAACTGTATGGGAAATACATCCAGAAAAGTTTTTTGCTAATTTAGAAAGATTTGAACGATGGATATAAAACAAGATATCGGAGTTAAAAAAGTTTTAGAAGGTGATGCGTTATCTAAAGTAAAAGAATTAGTAACGTATGTAAAATCACACTTTAAAAACTTAGATGTTGATGACATTAAAGAAAACATATTAAAAAATCCAACATATGATGATTTTGAATCTTGGAGTTTTTTACATTATAAAGACAATATAGCACATCTTACTTCATCATGCGAAACAGCAAGTGACGAACTAACAGAAGAGTTGTTATGCCGTTTTCCTAAAGAAAGTCAATACTTATTAAAACAAGAATCCGAATGGAGGGTAATTTATTCATATCATGCAGATTATGATTGGCCGCACCCGTATGTAAAAAATTTATTAAAAGAACAAAATCTTTATCTAGATAAATGTGATATTGCTAGAGAAGCATTAATTTTTTGGTTTTCTCCTTCTAGTATATTGCCAACGCACACTGACGGAGACGATGGACGTCCTAACTATTCATTGTTAGTCAACATAAAGTCTAATGACGTAGTTAAGTTAAAAGTAGACGATAGAGTCGATAATATGGGATTGTATGATGCATACATATTTGATGCAACAAATAGTCCACATGCATTATGGAACCCGTCAGACGAAGATTGGCTTTTTATTTGTATTAGATTAGAACGACATTTATTCGACTCTTGAAAAATCTACATTTGGATTAATGCGTTCTAATTCTGCACGTACTTGTTCAGTTAACTTCCAACGAAATTCGACTTGACGTATGCTCGGCTTTTGAGCCCAAAATATAATTGTGTCAACTATATCTTCAAAACTAGTATTATAATCGCTTTTAAATGCTGTAGGGTCATTGTTGTTTATTTCAGTGCCTTCGATAAAACTTAAATCTAAATGTAATATAGGAATACCGTTTGGATTGATGCTTTCTAAACGACATGCTTCTGCTAGTTCTTGTTTGTCATGCACATAATCTGTAGGAATAAGTTCGGGATAATGTCTACTTACACTGCCCATAACAACCATCATATCAACTTTATCTTTAAGTGCATGAAACAGTTTTAGTTGCTGTTCGTCTCTATAAGCATTGTTAATAAAAATTTCTGCACCAATTGCTTCTTCTACAACTTTGTCAAAGTCTGATTCGATGTCATAACCATTGCTGCGACTCATACCTATAATTTCATGACAACTTACTTCTGTAAATTTATCATATATTGCTTTACCAATGCCGCCGGTATGTCCTGTAATTACTATTTTCTTAGTCATTTATATTATACCCTATAAAAGTTATGTCTGGATTTTCTAACCAAAACTTTATACTGTTTGCAATCATTTGGTAATCACGATAACTGCTACTCGTTAACTGTAAATACAACATAGGATACTTGTTGTGTAATGCTAACTGTTGTACGTTTTTTTCCAGTTCCCATTTTTCTTTGCTGTATTCTGCCATTTCAGGATCAAAATTTACTGCTGCAATACTGCCCATAACAACTAGTTTACACTTATCTTTCAAACGTTCTACATACTCTAATTGACTTGCATGTGCATTTAATATAACAGTGCTACCTTCATCAATACTATCACAAATTAAATCAATATCTTCATTCAATGCAAGAGGCTTGTTAAAGCTCTTACAATGAAAATATTTTGCTAGATATTCTCCTAGCCCCTTTGTACTACCTGTTATATAAAACTTCATTCTACTCTTGGACCATTAGCAATAAAAAATGCTGCGATCCATTTTTCTCCCTTTGTTATGGGCATTGCTTCGTGTATAGTTGACTGATTAATTGCTTCATCTTCGTAGTCATATTCAAAATAAAACATACCATTTTTTACAGGCTTTACTGATACATCTAGTTCAGGAAAATCACAAGTACCGCCTTCGAAGTCACCTGTTAACCAAAAAATACCTGTTGCTTTTCTGTCACCACCTTTTTCATAATATGCAATTTCTTCTGGAGTGTAAGGAAAGTCGTGATGCAGACCAAAATACTGTCCAGGTTGATATCTATAAATATCGCCTGCTTCTATATGTTCAATCGGAAATCCAACTGTTTCTGCAAGACGTTTTTTAAAAAACTCTCTATCTTCGTTATCAGTATCCCAGCTAATACTACGCTGTTCTACTTCTTCTGTGATTTGCCCATTTGTTTGCTCTCGTGATTCTAATCCTGCATCAGGATTCATTCCTAGTTCACTGTATTTTTTTACATAGTAATCTGATTCTTCATCTGTAAGTACATCAGTAAAAACTGATATTCTAGGCATCTCTGATAATACTTTTTCCATCTTTTCTCCTTACCAAGCATTCCATATATATTTAGGTGTTGTACCACAGTTAGTTCCTGCATGCCATAATTTTCTATTTTCCCATCTAAACGTTTCACCTTGTGTTCTATTATACAAACATTTATCGTCTACAATAAAAATATGTCCCCACTGAGGCTTACCAATATGCGAGTGATATCTTGCACATTCGGGTAAGTTTTCTTCGTCATCGTGTACGTCCCAATGTATAGGAGCAAACCGTCCGGGCCATACTCTGCTTATCCAAACATTTTTACAGTCTAAATTGTAGTGTTCGTTCCAAGCATCTACTATGCTTGTGTCAAATTGTTTACCTGGAATAAACATATCCCATCCAGCAGTTCCACCTTCGTGTACAGTTTTATATCCTGCTTCTTCCCACATGTCTAATATAGGATCTAAACCAGGTATATTATCTCCACGCTTATGACTAGGTCCTACATACTCAGGATTTGAATTTTCGCAGTCTTTAATTACTGCATCCCAGTTGATTGTGTTACATACTCCAATGCTTCTTACCATTATTTGGGTCTCCCTAAAAAATGAAACAAATATTGATGATGTATACCGCAACTTGTTCCTGCGTGATAACTTCTGTAATTATCCCATTCCCATATTTCACCTTGTGGCACATTATGAAATGCTTTGTCTTCTAATATTAACACACTACCCCAGCGAGGCTTATCCATAAAGCAAACCCAGCGTTTTAGTTCTCCTTGTGCTAACCATTCTTCTTCATTGTCTTCAACGTCCCAATGATATGGTACGTTTGTTCCAGGACGTACATCACTTACAAAAACTCTTAACGGTTCTGCATTTACTATTTTTGCAAATTTGTTTTGTATTTCTATATCAAAATGTTCACCGGGATAATAGTCCCACCATTCAATTTCTTCTAAGTTATATCCAGCATCATCCCAGGTATTAATAATCTCATGGTACCTTCCTAGTAGCTCTGGATTATCACGCCAATTGCCTTCAGATCGTTCAACAACTGATTTAACTGAATTGTAGTCTCCTGTTGTACAATCCTTACAAATCTCTACAATAGGATCCCAGTCAATGATGCCGTCTGTTGTTCCTAAATACGTTGCCAATTCATTTTCCTTCTATAAATAATATGCCGGTCTACGGAGTCTTATGACCCATTCCGGAAGTCGGGGTAGCTAACAGTTGGTAAAGCAGCGGGCGGTTAACTCGTGAATGCAGGTTCGAATCCTGCCCCCGCAGCCAATTCAACTATTTTATTATATATTAGTTCGTTACCTTCCTTGTTTAATGCATTACAGGATTTATTATACCCAACATAATAAGGTCCTGTTTCTCGTTTTGTTTTTTGTAATTCTGTATCAACAATACCTGATGTAAATTTAAACCATTTAGGATACCAAGCAGGATTATCTAGCAAATGAATACACGGTATATTCATTGCTGTTATATATTGATCAATTTGTATTAGAGCTCCGTAATATCTATTCATTGCCAAATCCGGATGATATAAATGTTTTCTAAATAAAGTTAATGCATCAAATAAACTATTATAGTATTCTACATCTCCTTTACTCTTTTCAACTAGTTCTAAAAATTCTTGTTTAATAATTGTAGTATTTCCATTATCTAAAAACTCTTGTATACCAGGAGTCATCTCTTCAAATTCAATACCATAGCGTTTAAACAATTCTTGTATCATTCCGTTAGATACTACGGAATACCAATCAACAGCTTCATCTATTTCTTCAGTACCTGTAATTCCTGCACTATCTAAAAATTTTAAAATATCAACTTTACTATTAAAACTATCCTTGTCTACGTTTTGTATGTCTCTGTCCCATGTTGGAACAAATATTGCCCAAGGAGGAGTATGAATAATTATTGCCAAATCAATATTTTTTGTTTTTTTCAAATTAAACAAAATGCGTTCTTCGCTACATTGTGCTACACATTTATTAACTACATTTGTACTAAGTCTTTTTTCTAAATAACGAGTCCAATGATCTTCTTGAACTCCGTCGTCTAATCCAATACTATGTCCAAACACTACAATATTCATTTAAAAATTTCCTTGTATATGTAGCTCATATCTTGGTCTCCCCATTTTACATGAGTGCCTAAACTTCTCTTAAACATAGTCTCTAAATTTAAAACATTGTCTACCGCTGCACCTGTTTCTTCTAAACGAAATTGAGCAGTTTCATGAATTATGCCTTGCATATATTTTTCTTCGATGTAAGGCTCTTCAACAGGTACACATCCGTACCAGTCAATTGCTCGCATGTTTCCTTCACTGCTTATATAATGACAGTGAGGATACATTGTTAATTTATATACGCCCTCATTGTAAATGTCAAGCATAATATCTTTAATTTGTTGACGCCAAACATTTTGCGGCCAAGGCAGCCCACTATAAATTATTTGATTACAACTTGCCTCATTCCATTTAAGATATATTTTTCTGTTAACATAATCAATATCAGTAACTTCAGGTGCGTAAGGTTTATCTTTAAAGACCTCTAAATAAGTAAGTTCATTAAACCAAAACCATTCAACAACTTCGTCAGTATATAACGGACGATCCTTTGTTTCCATATATTGATAATCATTCGGCCAAGCATAATTTTTACAGAAAGTTTTTCCGTCTTCACTAACTAAAGGCTCGTAAGTTTGTTGAGCCATGCACGGATTGCCTTCTTCGCTTAGTTTAAGATATGGTTTCCACTTCAATGCGAAACTCCTTTGGCAATTTTAAACTTAATTCTGTAATTGGTATTTTAAATTTAACAACTTCGCCGTCAACCTCAAAATCTTTTATAACACCATCTTTATTAGCAGTATTAAGCCATGGGCTAATTATATTGTCAAATTTATATCTATAATCATATTGCGGCATTGCCGGTTTAATTGTAACTTGTGCAAGTTCTTCTATTTCTGTTGCTGTTAATAGTTCTCTTACAACTAACTGTATTCTAGGAATACTACCATAGTTTGACGCAGTGTGTATATTTCCTGCATCCATATAATACCAGTATCCGTCTTTTTCTAATAAATGCATATCTTGAGAAACTAAATTAATTAGATAAGCCTGTTCGCTTTGTAAATTTAGATGCCAACGATTATCAATATCAGCATGAGCCATATAAGTAGTACCAGGTTGCATTACAATTACACGAGCTTCGCCGTGAGGCTCAGGCAAGCTCTTAAGCAATTTTTCCCAAACTGTTCCTTTATACTCTGGTTTAATTTCCCACGGATCGTAGAAAAAATCTCCAGTTGGCTGATTTAACGTAGTTTTAAAATTTTCAAAATCTTCGTTAATTTTAGGAACTTTTACAGTATATTCAGTTCTCTCTAGCATACAGATATTTAACGAATAAGTATAAGCATGAACTTGTTCTTGAATCCTGGGTGGAAGCGTATAGGTATTAGTTTAAGCGGCGGAGCAGACAGTGCTTTACTAGCATATCTTATATTAAAAGAAACTAATGCAGACATTTATTTTACTACACAAATACGAATGTGGAAAACACGACCTTGGCAGCGTCATGTTGCTCAGCAAGTTGTTAGATGGTTTAAGTATAATTTTCCTAATCGTATAGAACATTTAGAAAACTTTATACCGCCCGAAATGGAAGAACCTAATACAACTTTTATTACTGATGAATACGGCGCAGTAAAACCTGGCAATAGAATTATACTTAGAGCTCACAACGAATGGGTAATACATAATTATAACTTAGATGCATGGTATGCTGCTGTTACTAAAAATCCAGAAGACGTACCCGGCGGATTACCCGAACGAGATGAAGGTGTATTACCTTTACATATGAAACATATGGGAGTTGACATTGTGCATCCTTTCGTGTATACTAAGAAAGACTGGATTATACAACAATACTATAATTACGATATTCTAGATTTGTTTGACATTACTCGTAGTTGTGAAGGAGAGTTTGAAGGTTTGAATTATAAAACATATACACCGGGTAACCCTGTTCCAATATGCGGAGAATGCTTTTGGTGTAGAGAACGGGAGTGGGCGTTAGGTGAAGTCGAATAGTTGTACATTCTGTATGCATCCTTTTACAGGACTTGCTACACGAGAGGACGGAGCAATTAAAGTTTGCTGCCGCAGTGCTCCTATTGGCTACATACAAGACGAAACTTTAGAACAAGCATGGAACAACGACACCATGCGTGAAGTACGCAGACAAGTATTAAATGACGAGCGTCCAGAAGTATGCAAACCTTGCTTTGACTTAGAGGATCAGGGTGTACAGAGCTTACGACAACGTCATATAGCAGGAGTTATACCAGAAGCACGTATAAACTTGTATCCTAACGCACTAGACGCACTAGACGACGATTATGCAATGCCATTTGAAATTCCTACTATGGAAATTAAACTTAACAACTTGTGTAATTTAAAATGTCGTATGTGTAATCCTTTAGACAGCACAAGTTGGAAAGATTGGAACGAAGTAAAACCATATTACGAAAAAGAAGATAATATTCTTATTCCAATAATAGACAAACTTACAGATACACCAGGCAAGTATATAGGTCCATTTGACAACAGTGATAACTGGTGGAAAAGTTTTGAAAAACTACTACCGTTTTTTAGACGTGTAGAGTTTGCAGGTGGCGAGCCATTAATGGATCCTTATCATTATAAAATACTAGACATGCTTGCGCCATATGGTGAAAATATAGAAATAAAGTATGCTACAAACGGTACTACACTAGGCATAAAAGGTGGACGCACTATACATGACTATTGGCCCAAGTTTAAATCAATTGCTGTAAACGTAAGCATAGACGGTATACACGATGTCTATGAATACATTAGAGGCAATGGCAAGTTTGAAGAAATAGAAGAGAACATCAAGGTGTTTAAAGAATTTCCTAATGTAAGTCGTGTAGTAGGTGCGTTTACTGTACAAGCAAATAATATAATGCAAATCTGTGATGTTATAGATTATTTCTTAAATGATATGGGCATTGTATTTTATTCACATCGTGTAAATTATCCTATGGCACTGTCTGCACAAACACTACCACCAGAATTAAAACAAAAGGTTGTTAGTGACTTAAAAGATATGCAAATTAAAATTCTTGATTACGCTGTTATACAAGAAAACGAGTTGCTCAAAACAGTTACATTACAACAAATACAAGATAATATTAATTTCTTAGAAGCAAAATGTATGTACGACACACATTGGCAAGACTGTATAAACTTTAATCGTGCATTAGATAAAACTCGCGGGCAAGACTTCTTTAGTGTGAATCCGGAGTTTAAATTCTATGTTTAATTTAATATTAACAAACGGCAAAGAAGATATTAGTATACCATTTAAAGTCAGAGACACTAACATTGCTAAAAAATGGTACGAGGAACTTTGTAAAAATTATCCATTATACGAAACAGATAGATTTACTAACTGGGGTACACAAAACCTTATACCCGAGCTTAATAAATGTATTAATACAATAAAACAGCACGGTGTTTATATTGATCGATATATTAGTAGTGCTAGTACTGATATGCAAGGAGATTTAAACTACCTGCACAAGTTCTTTGAAGATTTACGTGGCGAAGTTATTGAAGGTACTGAGTTTTTTAATAATGCTCATACAGAAGCACAAGAAGCTATTGAAAAGTTTAATGTTCTAATACACAAACTAGAAGCAGAAACTAGAACAAAAAATCATCCTACTGTAGTTGTTACATTTAAAGATAGGCCTATAATTAATCTTACAGAAGATGACATGAAGCACTTTACATTTAGATGGACATCTGGTACTGTTTATATTAATTATTGTCAGGTTGGAAAAACAATTCTTGACATATTTAAAGATAATGATACTATAGCAGACGGAATACGCCCTCAGCAATTTTATAGCGCAGATTTTATGGTTAAGTTTGGACCAACAACTTTTTATCCAATATACTTACTAAGAAAAATGTATATAAACTTGTGGCTTAAAAAACAATCATTTAATTTTAAAAATAAAAATTTAGGCATGATACCGGTAGCAGATATATCTCAAAAAATTAAAAAAGATGACTTAAAAAAGTTTAATAAAGTCAAAGGTGTAACATGTACAAAGTAACATCAAAATGGCCTCATCAAAATTCAATTAAGGTTGAATGGAACTTAGGCAAGCGTTGCAACTTAGATTGTGCATATTGCCCTGCGGAAATACACGACAACTTTAGTCCGCATACTAATATAAAAGTTTTGTTAGACACAGTAGATGCATTAGCAGAATTAGACAAGCCTATACGTGTAAGTTTTACAGGTGGCGAGCCATGTATACATCCTGACTTTGAAGAACTTGTAAAACATGCAAGACAAAGATTAGACTGGATAAATGTAACCACTAACGGATTGAGGCCTTACACGTGGTATGCTGAAGCACCTGTAGATCATTATGTGTTTAGTTTACATTTTGATAACGAACATTGGGAACGAGCCATGGATAATATTATGTTGTTTGGTCAGCATAATGAAAACTTAGATCGAATCCCATTTCAAGTAAATGTAATGGCACACCATGAACATATGGATAAAGTGAGAATGGCTGTTGCACGTTTTCACGGACATAACATGCCATATGTCATAAGACGTATACGCTGGACTGAAAAGCATGATTGGTTTGACGATATGCGTTACAAAGAAAAAGATTTAAAATGGATTTTAGATACTAACGCAACTGCGCTTCCAAATTGTGTAATAGATGAAAATAATTTAAAACACGCTAACGATATTATTAAAGAAAATTTAAATGGATTTGAAGGGTGGAAATGTGCCGCCGGTATTGAAAGTTTAATGATTAATTGGGACGGTGAAGTTCATCGTGCTACTTGTAGAGTAGGAGGAAGTTTAGGTAACATATATGACGGCAGTTTTAAACAACCGGAAGAGTGGATAACTTGTACACGCAAATGGTGTACTTGTGCTGCCGACATTCCGTTAACTAAGGTAAACATAGAATGATTACATTTTGTATTGTAGATGATATAGATAACTATGCAAACGAGTATATAAAAACAACTATTAAAAATATTGCTGACTTTACAGTAAGCAATCTTTTAGTAAAAGGTTATAAAGTTATTACAGGTAAAGACGAAGATGAGCTATTAAGAAGTGTAACCACTGATTATGCTGTTGTAATGAGCCCTGGTACTGAATACATTAATGGATTTGCATTTTTTGAAGCATTAGAAGAACTTGTAAAAAAAGATTTTTTTATAGCAGGACACATACTAGATAGGACTATGTATGATGCGTATTATGAAGTACATCATCAGTGTTATGTACTTAATATGGCACATTTTAAGCGTTTACAAAGCCCTACAGTGGGGTTTAAGGAATTACACGTATCACACACCCAGACAGAACCTGCACGTAGCTTAGACAACATACACGACAACTATACACCTACATTTGTAATGCCAGGCACTCGCAAGGTACGATATGCAAATCGTTGCCATGGATGGAACTTGTTAAGACTAGCATTTGAAAATAACTTGCCTGTAATAGTGTTTGATGATAGTATTAGAAATAACAAGAAGCATTACTATCCAGAAAGCGAAAAAGATTATTATTGGAAAAAGGAAGCAATCGAATACAAAAGCTATTACTGTAAATACGAACACGTACATACAGAAAATACTGAATGGACAACAGGAATCACAGACAAGTACGAACAGTTAGTTTTACCTGCTAGTGGTACATTATATTTAGACTTAGTTGACAAAGGCAAAGTAATATTTTACGATTATAACGAAAAAGCATTAAAATATTGGCAAGAAAATTGTCCGCGAAAGGAAGGTATAGAATATGTTTTTGTTCATACAGATTTACTCAATGAATTATCTATTGTAAATTACTTAGATCCCAATTTAAAAACATTAGTAAATTTATCAAATATATTTTCTTACGAAGGCACTGTTGCACAAAATTCTTTAAAACACAGACTACTTGCGCAAGAAAATTTAGTTGCTAGATTAAATTTAAAAGTTAAGAATTTATACATAAACTTTACACAAAAAGCTGATGCAAAAATCTTAGATATTGCTAGTTGGCATTGATTTTGTAATGTGTGTGTCAGGTTGACAGTCGCAACAATCTTTAGGGCAAACAACAGGTTCTAGTTTATCAAACTTTACTCCGCAACTTCCACTAACATTTAGTCCAGCATCTATAGCAATACGTTCTAGTGGCATATTGCACTTCCAGCCTTTGAAGTAGTTTTGCTTGTTCATTATATGTGTATTTGCTGTTGCAGGAAATTGCTTGTCTCCGTAAAAGCCTAAACTTTCTACGTGTCTATATTCTGATATGTCTTTGCTCAGTGTAAAGCGTTTGATAGGATCTTTTAGATAGGCTAACTGTTCTTGTGTATAACTGTTAACATCTCTACCAGGGCTGCTTACAACTTCCTTTGCTTGTACGTTCCAAGGCAATCTGCTGTTTAGCATTATGTTAACATAGTCTACACAACGGTTCCATTCTTGTGCATCCATAAGCATCATGCCTAGAACTTCTGTGCCGCTTTCATACAGTGTGTCTGCAACTTCTACAAAGTGTGCAATGTCTACATCATGCACATGGCAACTGAGTACGGCTTCGTCAATAAACTTTGCGTTGTCCTTCCACCAGCGTAGTGTTCTGCTGCCGTTGCTAACTAGACTTATTCGCACATTTGCTAGTTGTTTTACACGCTCACAAAAATATTCTAGTTTGGGCCATAGTGTCGGCTCTCCGCCTCCAGCAATAGTCAAATGATATTTTGCTTTGTTGTATTGTGCAAATAACTTTTCAAACTTGTCAAGAGCAACGTCTACATCACTATAACGATATTTGCCATCTGTGCTGCCTGGAAAGCAATAAGGACAATTAAAGTTACAGATGTCTGTGGGCCAAAATGTAATTTCTAGCTCATCGTAACTTCTTGTGTTTATTATTCGTGTTAGTTTCATAGCAGGTGTGCTAACTCTGGAAAAGTTTT